CTCGGGTATATCCTGTATTTATAAGCTTTTAGCATTTTGTTTTCCTTCCTTGTGATTCAATATATTTCTTTATAACTTCAATAGGTGCTCCACCTGTAGTTATCAAACAAAAACTTTGTGACCAAAACTTATCTTTCCACAACTGTTTTCTTATATCTGGATACTCTTTTTTCAATAATCTACTGCTAGCACTTTTATAAGCATTAATAAATTTACTTATCTGTGTTTTAGGATGTGCCTTGAATAATATATGTATATAGTCTATATCGTGATTCCATTCTAAAAGAGTTATATTGTGATTTTGTGAAATATATTCAAATATTACTTTTGCTCTATTAGAAATATTTTTATCAAATACTTTATTTCTGTACTTCACAACTAACACTAAATGATAATTTAGTAAAAATACCGAATGCGCATTGTTGTCTAATTCCATTCTTTTGACTCCTTTCAATGTGATTTCGACTGTTTATATATTATCATACATACTGAAAGAAATCAAGTCGATTCATCCCACCACTTTAGAAGTGGGGGAATTCTCGCCTAAACCGTTAAAAATTCTTCTATTTCTTCTATTAGCTTGTTTGACTGCAATTGGTCAAATTCATCTATTTCAATTTTTGAATAATCCAAGACTGGCAATTTGATTATTTGATTTAAATTTTTCATATTTTATTTTACCTCGAATAGTTTAATATATGCCTCTATGCCTAATTTTTTTAATTCTTTTACTCTATTTTCTGCATTTTCTTTCTCTGAAAAGCTTCCAGCTATTACCCTGTATAAAATATTTTTTTTAACATTTTCTACTTTTACAATTGCTATATATTTTATTTCAAGATATTCCAATATTCCTTTAGCAATTGCAATTCCAATAATTTCAATATTTGCAACTATCCAAACTGCATCATCTTTATTATCATGATATGCAATTTCGATTAATGCCGCCGGCGCTTCTGTATATGCTAATTCATAGATGTGTTTATTTTCACCATAAAAATTATGTCCTTGCTTTATTCCTCTATCAGATGTTGGAGTAAGTGGAGCAATCTTGGAATAGACAGCTTTTGCAAGTTTTTCACCATGTCCACCAAATTTATTACAAAATATTTCACATCCTTTACCACCACCAGCATTTGAATGCATAGCAAAGTGTATAGTTGGATTACATGCATTACTATCCTGTACAATTTGCTTTATTGACATATTAGTTTTGTTTCGAAAAGTTATAACTCCATGTCTCTTTAATTCTTTTTCAACCACATCACAAACTTGATTCATTCTGTATTCTTCTGTTCCATAGCTGCCTATTCCTATATTATTTTCCTGAGCGGATGGACTTAAATATACACTTTTCATTTATTCACCTTCTTTTCTTTACTTATCTGCCCTAAAATACTTTTTAACTTTTCAGGTACTGGCAACCCTATTTTCACACTATTCTCAATTATGCTTATGCCTTCATTTGATAAATAAAAAAATATAACCATTGTTCGAATAGCTTCACCATTTTGTATTATGTTGCAATCCGCTAGATTAGCCATTCCAACAAGGGCAAAAATAGTAACTTTTTTGAATATCCCTCTAAATCCTATTTTACTTGATATTTTTCTTTCGACTATAGCAAGCATAACACCTGTAACATAGTCTATTGCTATAAATGCGATTAAAGCATAAATAAATCCATCATACCCTCCTAAAAACCATCCAAAAAAGCTGCCTACCAGTGCAAAAAATACACTTATTGCGTTTGTTATTTTCATTTGTAAATTTCTCCTAGTTTAATTTTGTAATTTTCATGTAACTATTTGCAGAAACCACAGTGTCGCTTGATTGAGCTGTATTCTGAGCCCATTGAAATTGAAGTGTTCCAACTGCTGTAGTTTTTACTAAGAATTTTTCTGTTATATAGCTTGCCGTACTTCCATCAGTGCCATATGAAACCTCTGTAACTAAGTTATGTTGACTTGCTCTCATGTTTGTGTCTGCGTTCCCAGCTGTTGAAGTTGACGGACCTAAACATGCTCTAGTTGTTAATTGTTCAACTCCACCAGTGACCGCCCAAGCTGTTTTAAAGTCAGCATTTGCAGCTCCCGAACATGCTATTTTTGTTTCGATTTCATATATTCCATTTTCATCAAGCTGTACAAGGAAATCATCATCATTTTGTATGACAGATGAATTATTTACTGTCTCGATTGCAGATTTTATTATGTATCTTACTTTTTCTTCTTGAAAATGAAATCCTTGTGAATGTGTTAAAACAAAATCAGTTATAAGGCTATAACTTTCATCATCCATAGAACCTAGATACAAACAACCATCATCTGTAATTGTTGTTGTATGTTCTAGTGTTTTAGTAATTCCATGTAGTTTTGCAATTGCTCTTACAGTTGTTCCATTTTTTTCAAAAGTAAGTTCTAGCTCATCTCCAAGAGCAAATGTTTCTGAAAAAGTTACTGAATCTGATGAATCAACACCAGCTTCTGCCCAATACATTCTTAATGTATTTGAATACATTCCAACTTGTATAATGTTATCTTCGTCTACATACCATACAAGATTTTGACTTTCACTAGTATAATTACATATCATTTTACATTTAAAAATAAAATTAGATCTGTCGCAATAACTCAAATGCAACATAGCAGAATAACCAGCGGGATTTATATTTTGAATACAAAGCTTGTTGTATTTTCTATCATAATAAAGACAATAATAATCATATTCTATATCAAATAAATTCTCCCATGCTGTTCCGGAATACAATTGAAAAGGATTATAATACCCTGGATTGTCTGCATCTTCCCTGATTAACTGTGCATATTGAAAAGATACATATTCATTTTGTTGATTTGCGTTAGAATACCACTCACAACGAATATATGTTATATTATCCCATCCGAGAGGGTTATTTTCAGAGAATGCACTTTTTGCAATAGTTATATAATTCCATCCAGTACTTAAGCTTGCAGCAGCAGTGATTTTATAATAATTATCTACATTATCAGTGCCTAGCTTAAAATATAAATTAGTCAATGCTGCCACATCAGAAATATAGACAACTAATAGTATTAAATCATCCGTACTGCTAGCGTCTCCATTTGGAAACACTGTCAAATCAAGAGTACAAGCTTTAAACATGCATAAATAACCAGCTGTATTATCTGGCTCTAATAACTTTACAGACTGCTTATGCATAAGATAATTAGTTGTATCATTTGAAATAGTTCCTCCTACTGCCATAGTCCAATCTGTAGAATCGTCAAAAGCTTCTATTTCTTTTGTATTGCACTGATACATAGTGTTGAGATAATCAGATAGTCTAAATGATTGACTACGCCTTAATTCTTCATCCACTAAAGCCATTTTATTTTCTATGTTATTTAGATTTGTTTGATTGATTGCCGGAATTGTAGTATTTACATATGTAGTTTCTGTATAATCACCAAAATTAGCCATTTTTCACCTTCTTAATATTTCTTACTGGTAATTTACTTCTATCTTGTTTGCCAATTTTTATACACTGCCCATTTTTATTTTTGTGCTGTAACTTTGTAATCTTAGCAGTTACAGCCATTACATTAAATTTTTCTTTTGTGATTTTATCTTCTTTTTCAAATTCAATAGAATCAACAGAATAAATTTTTATTGGGCATTCTTTTATCAAGTTTAATATTTCAAGGCCAAAGCTTGCTAAAATATTATCTTTGTAATTTATATCATCTTCTTTAATCTTGTATTCTTTTCTAAATTCGTCCATTTTAAACCACCTTATATTTCTTCTACAATCATTTGTATATCATGTTCATATATATTCCCTAAGTCAGTAGTAACTTTTGCTGTTATTTTGTATGTCATATTGTTAGTTCCTGATTTTACAGTTATATATACACTACTATCAGCAAAACTGCTAGTATCTATAATAGTATTATCTTCTGTATTAGCTAAATAACCTTTTACAGATATACTTGATATTGTTTCAATGCTTGTAATTACATTTGTAAAATCTATTTCAATTTGATATTTTTCACTTGGTTGTTTGCAAAAACTTTCCATTCCTACCTCCTAGGAACTATAAATTTTAATTTTCTTTTTGGAACTGTAAATTTTGTTTTTCTTTCCAAAACTATAAATTTTAATTTTCTTTTTGGAACTATAAATACTTTTGTAGATGTATTTATAATTGTTTCTATAGCAGGTATTAATGCAAAAATATTTATATTAGCTGTATTTTCTACTATTTGAGTAGTATTTATTTTTATTGATGATATTAATGCTTTTAATTGCACTATAGCTGTTTCTAATTCTATTGTTGTATCTATTTTTATTGTTGGTATTTTTGAAGATATAACTACATTAGAAGCATTCTCTATTATCTGAGTAGTATTTATTTTTATTATTGGATTCAATGTCTTTAGTTGTATTTTTGCAGATTCTAAAGCTACAATAATTCCTGTTTTTATAGTTGGAGATAATGTAGCTATATTAATGTTTGGCGTGTTTTCTACTGTACAAGTTACGTTTGTTACTCCACTTGTTGTTGTAATTGTTGGTATTTTAGCACTTATGTTTGTATTTGCTGTTGGAGCTTCAATTAGTGCTGATTGAATTGCATTAAAATTGTATGTTGCTGTATAGTTAGCTTGCCACCACGTCTTAGTTGTGCTAGGGTCTTCTGCGTATATATCGCCTTTTGTTCCGCTTATCATACAATTTAAAAGAACGCTTGTTCCGTAACTTGTAGTTATATTTTTGTTTATGAATGATGCCAAATTTGCATTGTAAGCAAAAGCACCATTACCAATAATTGTTACATTATATAATATTACACTGATAATATTGTTATTTTGAAAACAACTATTTTTAATTTCTACAATCGTACTAGGAAATATAACACTTGTTAAACCAGAATTATAAAACAATGCATATGGTATAGTAGTTACGCCTTCGCCTATTGTTAATCCGTCTGCTATACTGCAATTATAAAATATAGCGTCTGTAGCAATATATGTACCTTCATATGTTGTCAAATCAGCATCTAAATTGACTCTAATTCCTGGATTACTGTAAAATGCTTTTTTTTCTATATATATAGGGTTATCAAATGTTACGCTTGATATTGAGTTTGTATGAAAAGCACTTCTGCTTATTGTAGTCAGCGTACTAGGAAATGTAACACTTGTTAAACCAGAACTATAAAACAATGCATATGGTATAGTAGTTACGCCTTCGCTTATTGTTAATCCGTCCGCTATGCTACAAGCACCAAATATAGCATCTGTAGTAGAGGCTATTGTTGAGTCTGTTGTAACATCAGCATTTAAATTTACATCAATACCAGAATTATTGTAAAACGAACTTTTACCTAAATATACAGAATTATTAAAAGTAACACTTGCTAAACTTTTAGCTTTAAACGCATTAGCAGCAATGCTAGTTACAGGATAAGTATCTAATGTAGCAGGTATTATTGGATTATAACCATAACTACTACTAGTTGGGTCATAATTTGTAATTGTAGCATTGCCACCACTTTCTGTATAAGTAAATCCGTTTGATACAGCCATACTACCCCTCTATTCCATTGTGAAAGTTAATATTCCATCACTATTAATTTCTATAATAAAATCACCAAGATTACTTATTTTGTCTTCTCCAAAATCAATGTAACAAATAAGTGGTTTTGCTGAATCTTCAACAGGAGTGTCATCATATATAACTGCATATCTAGCAGTTATAGTACTACTAGACCACGTTACATCATCTGCATCAAGTTTTAATACATTTGTAGCTCCTGTATAAGTTATTGACTTATTTGCCAATGTAGCTCCACCAGCTGTATAACCATCACCACTTACTTCATTTGTTACATCATCTTTATACTCATGTGTATCTTGATTTGGTGTATAGCTACTTGTACATAACATAATTTTTATAGTATCACTATCCCAATCAATCTCTTTATTTAGTGCCTTTCCTGCAAAATTTCCATATGCATAAGCTGTTACTGCCATATTATCACTTCCTTTAGCTAATTGTATCTATTCGACTAATTAATAACTCTATTCCACTTGCTTTAGTTCCGTAATTCCAGAGTACATGAGATATTAATCTCCCTGTATCTGCTGTTGCTGTTGCTGTATTTCCTGCAAATATACCTAATTCTTGTATATCTTCTCCATTTGCATCCGTATCTGTTATGTAAAATTCACTTGTTACAATACCTGTAGCACTATAAGCTTGTGATACATAAGCAGTCCTAAACACTTCACTTCCTAAAGTTGTGTCAGTTGCTGCTACTGCTGTGTTATCATCTCCTATAGCCATGTATTTAATCCAGAGATTCGGAGCAATGCCCATAAAAATTTTTGCTTCTGATTCTAGACAGATATTTGTAATTAAATTATGTATTTCGTCGATCTGCCTAAATTTATTATCTTTATATATTTTTTTTTCAAAAATTCTAAATATTCCAGTATGTAATTTTTTTTCTTTAAATTTATAAATCATAATTTCTCCTAATCAGTCACATTGTCTGTGTCAGTGCTAGAATTGTTTGGATAGAGGTCATCAGCTGGATAGAGGTCATCAGCTGGATAGAGCAAATCATCATAGATAGTAATATCGTATTCACCTGCATGAGTATGAGTTTCGCTATCTTCCTTTAAATCTATTACAATTTCATTGTCATCAAGAGTAATCTTTTCAGGCTGCAATAAATTTTTGAAGAATTCTTCCCATCCACCAAGTTCACTACCATCCATCATTGTATATGTATAGACTATGTTTGCATGATTAATTACGTCACTTTTCCAGACACAAGACTCTACAAGAAATGTTTCATTTGCCATCCCTCTTAAACTGTCTGTTATACTCATTTGTTCCATAGTGTTGTAATCATGGCTATATAGATCAAATTGGATAGTGTCGCTTATTTCTGCATACTTCTCTATTAGACTCCTAGCATATGTCAAGGCATCATATTTATTTTGAAGTAAATTATTCTCGACATAGTGTTCATACAACCCACGACTAGTCATTTCAGCAGCGTTTTTATATATGACTAATAACGGTATAAGTGGTTTGTAACTTATTCTTATCCTGTCTCCACCTGCATAATCAAGAGCTGTGCCAGAATCATTTTGTGAAAATTGTTGACTATTATAAGTCCATAAATAATCATAATCAGAGTCCGAATCAAGTCCTAACACTCCAACGGTTGCTTCTGTCCATGTTACTCCACTATTGGCTGATATCTCTATTTTAGGAGCTTCTGCAATTTTATATTTTGTTGTATATGTCCTTATGTTTCCATCAGGATAAGGGCTTGGTGTTTCATTTATCCTCAATTCACCTATATAAGGACTTCCTTTTACAATTTGATAATTCCTGTAATTAGCCATATTCCTAGTTCTAGACATGTTTAAAAATTTTGTTGTATTTCTGTTAAAAGGAATAGAGCTGACTACATAGCCTATTGTATGAAAGTGTAAAGCCTTGTTTTTATCTATGTTCCAAATGTAATTTCCGAATTGACATAATTTGTTAAAGCATTCAGACAATGTAAGATAATTGAATGCTATATAATTTAAAACTGGCAATCCAGTTTCAATTGTACCTTCTGTAATACTAAAATCATAAGTGCTATCTGTAGAATTATTTAAATATCTAGTTCTTAAATCCTTTACAATGTAGTCTATAGCTTTGTTTTCATATACTATCTTTGCTTTTGGCTGATTTGCTACCCTTGTAAAGTCTTCTAGCCTGCAACTATAAAATAATGTATTTTGGATTTCTTCTATATCCTGGCTATATGTAAGCAGTCCAGCATGTAGCAAATTTAAGTCTTTATCATAAAAATAACACTCATTTCCACATTCAATAGTCTGTCCTTTTGCATTTTTTATTTTAAAAGTCATTACGTTAACATTATTGATTCTTTCCTCTACCTGCCAACCCTTGTCAATTGTGATTTCTACACCTGTTAAATTTGTTCCATTATAAAAAAACCTTTGCGATAACTCTGCAAATCCCATTATTTACCCTCTTTTAAAATTTAGATATGGTTGTAATTCTGTTTTAATCTGCTCTGCAACTTCTCTTACTCCACGCCTATCAAAAATTGCTGGATTATTTATATTTAATACAATTCCCTGACCTGCTCCAATTCCATTTCTATTAAGTCTTGCATTTACTCCAATGTCGGCGGAAATCTTGTCAAAAGTTAAATCTCCTGCAATTTTTTTGACTGAATCCTGCAATAGTCCTCTTTTAGCAAGCATTGTTTCTGACAACATTTTCATAAGATTAGGCATCCATTTGTCAGAGTCTTTTCCAGCACCTTCTTTTGTTGGAGAAGAAAATCCAAGAAAATTTTTAATTTTTGCTGCTGTATTGTGTAAAGCTTCTTTTAACCCTGCTGCTTTAGAAGTTATGCCTTTTATAAGACTGCTTATTAAATTTTGTCCCCATGAATATGCACTTTTAGCAATTCCACCAATAATAGAAGCTGCTTTAGATTTTAAATTATTAAATTGTGTTACTGCTTTTCCTGGTAAGCTTGATAATTTTGAAATAAAGTTAGATACAAAACTACCGATTTTGCTGATTAAACTACTTATCATTCCAGCTATAATTGATGTAGCAGTATTTTTAAGTGAATTAAATTTACTTATTGTGCTATTAATAAAACTAGATAATATGCTTAAAACTTTTGAAGGCAGACTTTTAAACCATCTAACTATAGCATTTATCATATCTGGGATTATGCTATGTCCTACAAGTGTATTGTAAAGAGTTTTGAAAAATTTAATTACTCCCATAATAAATCCACCTATTAATTTTCCAATTGCCATTACTGCATTTTGAAAAATACCACTAATAGCTTTCCATATATCAGTAAAATAAGCTTTTATTAAATTAAAATCTCCTGTAAATATGCCTTTTACAAGTTTAATCCATCCTGTTAATATAGCTAAAATCAAATTCACAACATTTGTTACAACTCCTAAAAGATAAGGAAATGCAGCAGCTAATCCATTAATTACACCAACTAAAATAGCTATATTAACAATTAATATACCTTTTACAATGCTTCCTATTCCTTTAAAAAGTATCATTAATGGCTCAGCTTGACTTTTTAAAAGATTCCAAGATTCAGCAAGTGAAGAAAAATCCAAATCTTTAAATGTATCTTTTAGTATTTTTGCAAATTCAGAAATTTTATTTTTAATATTTATAATTCCTTTTATAAAATCAACCAAAAAACTTGTATCTATAGTTTTCATTTCTAAGAATTTATCAAATAAAAATCCAAGAACTTTTATTAATTTGTCTTTTATATCTGTGTATACTTCTATTATTTTTCTTTTCCAGTCTGAGAATTTAAGTACTAATTTGGCAGCTTCTTTTTCTGTTAATTCAAAGTTTTTTCTTAATATATCCATATTTGCTTTATAATCATTTGAAATTATATTCTTAACTATAGATAATATATCCTTAAATCTATTAAAAACTTGAATAATTCCATTTATTTTTTCTGTTAATTCAATTAATTTATTTATAAATTTTGCAGCACCTTGTCTGCTCATATGTAAATTTTCCTGTAATAACTTCATTGCCTTATTATAATCTAATAACATTACTGCTTTTAATGCATCTATAATTGTTTTAACTGCATTAAAAGCACGTTGCAAGACTCCAGTTTTAACAATTACTATTCCAATTGCAGTACTTATAGAAGTAAATACAGTAACTAAAATGGCAATACCTCCCACAACTGCTATTATGGGTGGTGATAAAGCACCAATTACAGTAATCAGACTTGCTAATGTACCAATTAAAGTACCTCCAAATAATAAAATTGGGCCAATAGCACCAGCAAAAAGTCCAATTACAACAATTACTTTCTTCATATGAGTGCTTGCGCCTGCAAATCTATCAGACAAATCTCTAAAAAAAGCAACTAATTTTCCTAAATAAGGAGCTATTATATCGCCAAATTGTATTGCTATTCCTTCAAGAGATGATTTTAATAATGTTAATTGACCTGATAATGTATTATTCATTATATCAGCCATGTCTAAAGCTTTTCCATTACTATTTTGTATAGCACTGCTTAATTTATTTACATCTTTTTCAGATGCATTAATTACGGATAACCATCCAGCCATTGCGGTTTTTCCAAAAATTGCATCTGCTGCTGCTATTTGCTGATCTCTGCTTAATCCCTTGAATTTTGTCCTGAGCATGTCCATGACTTCAGGAAATTCTTTCATTTTACCATTTACGTCTAACATACTAATCCCAAGACTGTCCATTGCACCAGCTGCTTTTTTAGGTGGTGACAATAATCTTGTTAATCCTGCTCTTAATGCTGTTCCCGAATTAGAAGCTTTTATACCAGCATTCGCCATTAATCCCGCTGCTAATGCAAAATCTTTCATGTTGTATCCTGCTGTACCAAAGATTGGAGCTGCATATTTGAGAGTTTCTCCCATCATTGCAATATTGGTATTGGAATTACTTGCAGCTGCTGCCAAAACATCAGCTAATTTACCACTTTCTTTAGCCGATAGTCCTAATGCAGTTAATCCATCTGTTACAATGTCGGATACCATGCCTAAATCTTCTCCACTGGCTGCTGCTAGATTCATAATTCCTTCTAAACCTTCCATCATGTCTTTTGTTTTCCATCCAGCCATTGCCATATAATTCAATGCTTCTGTTGCTTGTATAGCAGAAAACTTAGTTTTTATGCCCATTTCTTTAGCTTTCTTCGACAACAATTCCATGTCTTTAGCACTAGCTCCACTAGTCGCTTGTACTTTTGCCATTCCTGCTTCAAAATCTGCACTTGTTTTTACTGCTGCAACACCCAAACCAACTAAAGGAGCTGTAATCATAGCAGTTAATCCAGTGCCAACGGATGCCATTTTACTACCTACAGTTGCCATTCCACTACCAAGTTTATTTAATTTTTCCCTCGTGCTTCCTGCTGCTGCTTCTACATTAGAAAGCCCTGATAATGCACCACTAGAGTCTAAAAGTATATTTCCAGCCATTCTAAAAAGTTCAAACATTCTTCACACCTCCTTTTTTTGGAAGTTTCCCAACATCATTCTTAGGATTTAATATTTTTAAAGCAGATTCCGCAATTTTTCGAGCTTCTGCGTAATCCGCTTCTTTTTCTGCTTTAGATCTGTTTTTTATTTTTGCACTATTTATTAATTTATTTTTATAATCCTCAAATCCAATAAAAGTATCTTTGTCCATATTTGGCAAATCTACAAGCCATCTTTGCCAAAGCTTTTCATCAATTATTTTTTCCTCTGCTACTTTTAAAATCTTTGCAGATTCTTTATAATGCATATTTAAAATTAATTCTGGGCTGTTGTATCTGGAATAGATAAGGTCGAGTTGCTTGACTTCTCCTTTTCCTTCTTCTTCGATGGAAAGAGCTTCGAAAAAAAATCCATCTCATTGTCAAAGATGTTTTTCCAGAGTAAAAATTCATTATGAAATCCTATTTCTTCAACTTCCTTTCCTTCAATCCTGTAGATACTTGCAATAAAATCTAAACTTTCTTTTTCTGCATAATGAAGTTTAGAAAAAATCTGATTAAAAAGCTCTATACCAATTTCTATATCCATTGTCATACCACTTATAGAAGGCTTTAAACCTATCTTTTCTAAGATTCTACTTAATTTAAAAATGTGTGTTCTATTTAAAAAATACATATATTCTTTGTCATTTATTATTAAATTTTCTTTTTCTCCCATGACTTTGTCATTTATTATTAAATTTTCTTTTTCTCCCATGATTAACCTACTTTCGAAATATCGTAAATTCCTTTGATTTGACACCTTATTAATTCTTCTTCTTGCGTAACTACATCTTGTATAGTTTCTATATTGCCTGATAAGCATATAGAGCCATCATCATAGCTTATATAATCTAGTTTATCTATCAATTCATCAACTTTATTCTGAAAACTAAGCTGATTTGCATCATTATCCCACATATCAATCATTATTTCTGCTTTCATCCCAGGACAATCATCTACAATGAAAAGCTCATATACTGCGAAAGGATAATCAATATTACCTAAAGGCATTTGATTGTATACTCTTTCGAATACTTCTCCTATAATGTTTTCGAATACTATTTTTATTGAATTAGTCCTATTTTTAGTAGACATTTACATCCCTCTTTTAAATGCTTGTTTTGCCAATACTGCTATTCTGCCTATATTTGCTTGCATTGCATATCGCAAAAACGGTCTAGCTCTCATCCTTCTCGTTCCTTCGTGAACGTACAAAGCATAAGACGCATTGTTTCCCAGTGTTAAAAAATTCTGACTTCCCATCTTGGATAAATAATATTTTGTCTTGCTTCTCAAATATCCAGTGTCTACAGGACACCTATTTTTTGCCTCTTTGACTAAAAATTCACCAATACTTTTTAGAGCTTCCCAACTACAAAGTTCTATCCATTTTTTAGCTCTATCAAAATTATTTACTGTAAAATTAACATTATAAGAGCGATTAGAAGGAACATTAACTCTATAAGCCATATTACACCGCCTTTACATAAGAATCATAAGTTAAATCTACTCTGATATGATGATTCTTATTAAGTGTATTTTTACCCTTGCCTTTTACTTTATATACTTTACCTTCTCCATCTTTTAGCCTGTATATTCCATTTAGATAGCCTAAATTTGTTGTAGAATATTCAAAAAATCCTTTATATTCGCTTTGTTCGCCTTCTCGTCCTCTTGAATTGTCTTGATTTGCATAAGATTGATTGATTACACCTCTTATAGTTGTTACTTCTTCCCAAGTTCCAGACCTACCACCTATTAAGTTTTTTGTGCCAGTCTGCTGTAATACTGTTATATCTGTAAAATAATCTTTTATAGCCATTTTAATCACCAATTATTTCTATAGCTTCTATTTGATTAATAAGTATAAGTTTATTGTCTTTTGAAAGATACCAATTGCAAACATTTTTACTACTAGACGCATATTTACCTAAAAATTTAGATCCATCTATTTTATTATCATCATCACAAAGCTCTATAATTATAATATTTCCACTTTTCATAAATAATTTAAATTTAGTATTCATATTACCTCCAAATTAAAAAGGCTAGGTTTGTTATTCCTAGCCTAATTTAATTTAATAATCTTGTGTGTTAATCTTCCAATCTAATTTCCCAAGGTGGAGTAGTAGGAGTTGCTGTTCCGTAGCACGCTGTAAAGTGTACATTACTTACAACATCTTCTTTATCTTTTATTGCCATTTCAATCTTACCATCTCCAAGAGCATTAGAAATGTATAACAATGCATACTTTCCGTCTTTTCTTTTGCCTGCCCACACTATATTGTCGTGATAGTCACCTGCTGCCACAGCTAAATCACCAGTTATTTTATGGTATGCTCCTTCATCTGATACTACACAACCGGCATAACAGTCCTCAAAATTCTGATAAGACAAGTCAAGTGTTTCAAATTCAATACTTGCAACTTCTTCAATTATTTCATGCATACCTTCAGTTGGTCCATACATACCGTTGTAATCAGTATGCATAAATTTTCTATCTATCAAATACTTTATATCTCCTTTTGTTGCTCCAATTTCTCTTTGGCTTGCTAAGCCATAATTTTTATATAAAATACCTATCCCACGAATTACATTAGTGGCGGTTGGTACGCTTGGCGTTACTGATGAACTCATTCAATTCACCTCACTTTCGTTATTAAACAAACTTAATTGCCCTCGCTGAAATTGCTGTTACATCTGTATGCTCCGTCAATCTTACTGTTACCTTTCCTGTACTTGTCGCATTGAATCTATGAGTAGGAAATGGACCAATTAAAAAATCCTCATTCTGTGGAATAGAAACTTCAACATCATGAACAGTTGTTCCACCAAAATTACATGCCTGAGGATTGTCTACAGTCGCGGTAATTGTCCCGGCATCTGCGTTTTTGATATGAATAATAGTATTACCATCATTTACAAACTCAAATCCATCTGTTGCTGTAGCTGCGTCGTATTCGCCAGTATCAGAATGTCCCTCCATACCTGTATATGAGCATTCCTCAGGTGTCAATGCTACTGTTGCCATAATATCACCATCCTTTTAATAGTCATATGTGTGTATCTCTTTTAAATACACGTTTTTGTACAACCTATCTAAACTAGACATAATTTTTTTTGGGAAACCGTAAACAAGATTTTCATCAGAATATGTGACAGCATAATCATCTATTCTTTCAGCTTTTAAAAAGGGGTCGTGATTATCAATTAGAAATTTTAACATCTTGGAGGCTGTGAGCTTTAATGCTTTTGGATAATCACTTAGATATATTGCAATATTAATGTCTACGGTTTCATCTATAATATCAATTCCAGATACAACTAACTTAGTACTATCTATGCTGTCTATCTTTGCATATCCGTTGTTTCTATCACTCTCATAAATTCTTATATAATCTCCTGCAACAAATTCACTATCAAAATCAGCAATAGTGATTGAATTGTCTGCATTTGCAAATATTACCTCATCTGAAATAATGTAAATATCTTCATTTAGAAAATGATTTTTGCAGTAATCACAGATAGAATTGATAACTAAAGGGATATTAAAATTTATAAAAGTATCATATGTTGTATCTGTCAGAAATAATAAAGTTTTTGCTTCTGTAAGAGTAATCATCTATCATATATCCTTTCATACTCTTTAATTTTTGCTTTACATTTTTCTTTTTCTTCTTTTGTCAAAGCCACAATTAGACGACGTTTCCATACTCTTAGAGGTGTCTCTGTTGCTATATTGTCCAACATTAAGTCTTTTATTTCATTTTCTGTCATGCTGTAACCTCCGTTATATAGTGCCTGCAACGAGGGTGAAATAGTGTAGATTCGTCCAGTTCTTGACCTGTCAAAATTCTACCCTCATAAGGTATACATAACTCACATATAGTGCCATGGTCGCTCACTTGGAATAGATTGCTTTTAGCATCTTCTCTTACTCTCATTCTCACTAATTCATTATTTATATGTGTTGTGTACATATTAGAATAAGTTTCTATATTCCATCTAGCTCCATTTTTTGCTGTAAATCCTTTTATTCCTTCATTTGCATAATCGTTTAACAATTTTTGCTTTAAAATAGGGTCGTTTGTGGCTTTTATCTTTGCAAGTACTGCATTATAGTCTTTCACTGCAATTTTGTACATATTTTGCATGTCTTGCTGATACTTTTTAATCATATCTCTTGCAGCTTTAGAATTATTTAACTTTAGTAAATGTGATTCATTTGCAGCCAGCAAAGAAGGATTTTTCATAAATTTTCTGAATTGAAAACTTTTACCTTCAGATAAATTCTTTAATGCAAGATTTGTAACTTTTTGATAGTACTTTATCGTATTTTGTAGCATTGTTTAACTTGCTGTTCCATAAGCAATTACACTACCACTAGCCAAAGTGATAGATGTAAATTCGCCGGGTATTCTTACTCCAGCTGTTACTGTCAAAGCTGTTATTGTTATGTTTCCAACAGCTGTAATAACAGCGTTTGATGTAACTAATATTGACGTAAATGTACCAGCATGAGCATTTGTATCACTTATTACTATTCCACCATTTTTACCTTCTTTTTCTTCAATAATCGAATTTATATTTATCAAATTTCCTTTATCGGTATTAGCCATTAAGCCAACACCTCCTTGTAAATTTCATTCATTTTCTCACCAAACTCTCTAAGAGATGGTATTTTTTTATTCTCAAATTTATCTAAATTTTCTATAGCACTCACAACTTCTTTTGGATTATAAACATTTACGGTCTGACTTGCTAACTTATTCCCAGTATGAGCGATAACTTTAAGCCCGCAACTTACAGCTTCTCCAACAGTTTGAGTTATAATTGAATGCGGTGTATATAGGAAATCACACGCCCTGTATATGTCTTCCATGGTATGAACTCGCCCAATTCTCACTCCTAAAGCTCCTATTTTTTCTATCTCAGATAATATGCGTTGTTCAGCCTCTTTAATTGGAGTATCTAGACCGAAAAAGTGCCATTTTAATCCTTTTATATTTTTTGCTGCATATAAAGCACCTACCATTACATCAAATCGGTCTATATCGTCCCTTCTAGGGTCGCAAATTAAACCATTTATTTCTCCTATGTAATTTTTCTTTTCTCCACCCAAACTTAAATCAAATTTCTTTCCAATTGCACTAAATCTCTGTGTGTCAATTGCAGGATAGTCTATAATTGCCTGTTTACCTTCTTTGCAGACTACATCATAATAGACTTTGTATTCAGGCCAAAAATGGATTACTTTTTTTACCCTAGGCCAAAAAGAAATATTTCCATATGCAGAATAAGCCAAATATTTAGGCTCTCTTAGTTCTTGTCTAAATGCTGCTGCTGGTCTGCCATGTATTACCCATAGCATTGGAACTTCATTTCTACAATACCAATTTTCTTTACAGTATGTATGCATTATTATCAAATCAACTTTGTCTAAAATACTGTGATGACTTGTTTTTATCTCCCATCCTCCGCGATTGTCTATTACTCCAACTTGTGGTTCTTGATATGTGTTATCTGGCTTTATTCCTGTGTCTACACAAAAGACTTCATTCCCATTTAGGTAATCAGCTTTCATCATATTCCTAGAAGCTTCATACAATCCACATCCATTTGGTCCAAAAGTTGTTACATGTGCTATTTTCATTTATCATTCTCCTTTGCAATGATTCCTTATTTTTTATGGGAAGAAGGCAAGGAAAGCCTTCTTATTAGCAACGTTAACCTATCCCATATATTTAAAGTTATCTTATATCTTATGTTGAAGGGAGTAGCAATATCATAGACATAAGATAACTGGTTTGCAGTAGTATGTAAGACATTGTTGCGTCAGCTTCTACTTTCATATAGCTTTCTTCTGAATTGTGATGCACAAGTGCATAACTTCTATCTGCATCAGCCTCAACTTTTACGTAAGACTGCACTACATCAGCTTCTACAACCATGAAAGACTCTACTCTATCACCATAAACTTTTGTATAAGACATTCCAGCATCAGCTTCTACTTTAGTGTAAGACTCAATTCTGTCACCGTAAACCTTGACATAACTCATGTCTGCGTCCGCTTCAACTTTCATATAGCTTTGAACTTCATCACCAATTACTACAGTAAAAGATTCATTTTGGTCATTTAATGCTTTCATATAGCTCTGGTCTTCATCTGCATTTATTAACTGATATGACCTTGTTGCATCTGCCTCTACTTTTGTATATGATTGAACTACATCGGCTTCAACTACAGTAAAAGATTCGATTCTGTCTCCATATACTTTTGTATAGCTCATTGTTGCATCAGCTTCTACTTTAGTGTATGATTCTATCCTATCTCCATACACTTTTGTATAGCTTTGAACTTCATCACCTATAACGATTTGATAACTTCTTTCTGCATCAGCTTGAACTTTTACATAAGACCTTGTTGCTTCCGATTCTACAGTCATATAAGACTCATCTGTTGTCAAATTATCTAAAATTTCTGTCAATTTTCCTTCCCATGTGTAAGTCAAATTTTTCACCTCTCTATGAAAAAAGGCAATAAAAAAGACTGTTAAGTCCTAATATTGCCTTGGTTTATTTTTATTGATTATTAAGTTGCTTTATGAACATATATTCCATTAACCTTATTAGCTGGGCAGAAGCAATCATGATAAATACGATACTTTAAAATATACCCATCAGCTGTCTGATTTGCAGCAGCATCAATTATATTACTTGTTTTGTACTTTACAATTGCCATTGCAGCAGGCTTATAAACTATTACAAAGTTTAAAGCGTCTCCACCAGCAGCCACACTATACCCATTTGTAGCACTAAAATCAAAATCATTATAGAATCTTCCACTTGGTACTGGAATAACAGGCATATTATTAAATGTTTTGATAGTTGTATCAATTGTTCCATTGTTTTGAGTTACATTGATTGTCTTGAAAAATTCGCCTGAATCTTCCATTGCTTGCTGAATTGCAGCACTTACAAATAATATTCTTTGTTCTTGCGGTACTTCTGCATTGTCTAATGTCTGAATACCTGTTCTAATTGCTGCTATAACATCATCATAAGTCAATGCGGCTGTTACTGTGTTGCCTGCATTTGTGCAAAGTACTTCAAAACGATACGCATCTAATTCGCTGTTTACATACACACGTTGAAATTCTGCTCCAACTTCTGCCATTTGTGTATATGCTTCTTTTTCATCTTGTGTATCAAGAAGAAATCTTTTGCCTCTATCCTGTGAGAACGTATGAGCAGCCCATGCGATTGTTAAATCACCATCATCATATCCTGTACTTCTGTTGTATGTTCCAAGCCCTTCAGCTGTAATTGTTTTTATATAAACAGTTTTTTCATTTGCACTATCAAATTTATATAAATTTGCAGCAGGTTCTAACACGCTTGTTACAGAACCAGCCTTATATACTCTATCGAGCATATCCAAATATTTTAAAGCATACTCTACGGTATTACTAAAAGCCATTTAATCAGCTCCAATCTTTTATAATTTGTCCATAAAAGAAAGATCTAATTCATCAGTGTTGGCAGGTGGTGGATTATCTCCACCTACATTTCCTTGTTGTTTATTTTCCTTTGTGATAAACAAATCAGCATAATTGGTCTTGATACTTTCTAGCTGTGTATCAAATCCAAATAATTTTTCATTGTCAACTTTCACATCATCCATATTTATTTTGTGTAAAAGGAGGTCAATATGCTTAGCTCCTGCATCAACAAGACTTTCTTTTATAAGACTTTTCTTTAATACATTTTCAATTTCTTTATTCTTCAGGTCCAACTCAGAATTAAATTTAGTTTCCAAATCAGCATATTTTGCTTTGAATGCTTCAGATTCTTCCTTAAATTTTTCTGATTCTCCAAGTAATTTTTTAGTTTCTTCTGCTTGTGCTTCTAGTGCTGTTACTTTGTCTGTTGTAGCTTTTAACTTTTCTTCTGCTTCATCTAATTTTTTCTTTGTACTGTTAACAGTTTTTCCATGCTCTTGCATTATTTTTTCTATAGTTTCATCTTCTAATTTTAATTCTTGTAAAAACTCTCTTTTCATGTGTTTTGCTCCCTCTACATTTTTTTACATGGTCTAGTCCATGCAAGGTTAATTATTTTACGCATAATTGCGAATATATAAAAAAGACCTATCTGGTCTTATTATCACTTGATTTATTATCTTTTTTATAATCCTCATCAATATCATCCATCTCCAAAATATCTATAGTTGGAGCTGGTTCTTTTTCTTGCATATAGCACCTCTTATATATTTATACATAGCCAATACATATATTTTAGGCTTGTATTTCCTTATTTTGCTCTTTCTGTATTGCTCTAGATGGATTACTTTGGAATGGGTTTTCATTAAAATTATCAATTTCCTCTTTTTTCTCTTTTTCTATTCTAGTTAATTCATTTTTTACATCAGTTACCCATGGATGATTATCCAATACTGTTTCCATACTTGTCATATTCATGCTTTTTAGGCAATTTTCTATTTGTTCAGTCTCATTAAAAATCTGAGACCTGGTAAATTTTATTTCATCATCTATGCTTAGCTGATAGTACAGATTTATTACCATAATTAATTGTTTGTAAAATAGTCTGATCTGCTTTTCCATATCAGAACATTTCATATCCAGATTAGCATATTTAGATTTTATCAGGACATTTGTAATATTAGAGCCTCCAAAATCCATTGCAGGGTCAATGCCTCTTCCCAGTATAAATATATTTTTCTGGATGATTTCCATTAAAACTTTTCTTGCTTCTACTGGAATATCAACTTTTACATAATCAAAGTCACCATTTTCATCTACTGGAATTACTTTATACTTTTTAAGCTGTTCAACAAATTCTTCTAAATCCTGCCCACCATAGCCAACTAATTTCATTACCATTTCTTGAAATTTCCTGACATTGTTTATGAATCCTGTTGAAATTTCATTGTAGCAGTCTAAAAGAATATCTATTCCTTCCAGATCTGATTCATGATTTTTATTATTATAAAGTGGAATAAAAGGTACAAACCCAAAACTTTTAGGATTTATTTCTTCTTCTACATCCCTATATTTTATTACTTCTAAATAATGATTTTTAGTGCTTACAGTGCCATAAAGTTTATTATCTTTTATGCTAAATTCAGTTACCTGCACATTGTCCCAAACCTGCACATTATATATTTTTTCACTTTCTTGCTTATCCTTATTTAATTCTTCATCTTCCCAGAAATATATTACTTTTTCTATGTATTTTTTATATTCATCATAGACAGAGATTGTTTGAGAATCATTTCTTATAATCCAGTCTAGCTTATTTTGTCTATTTATATATATCTGTATCCAGCCAATACTATCCATAGAGGCGTTTAAAGATACTTTATCGACTATATCTTCTATATTGAATTCTGTGGGAATATTAGGCTTGACTGTGACAGGCTTTGAAAGTGAATAATCTATTTTTTGATTTACAAGAACTTTAAACCAATTTGTATACACTTCTTGTGTGTTTTCTATTTGTCTGGTTTTTATTTGACCTTTGTCATAGTATTCCTGATATGCTTGGATTTTTTCAGGCTTGTAATAATAGTATCTACGCCCTTTGTATTCTACTTTTTTCTTTTCAGTGATTAATTTGATTACTTTTTCTATAGATAATTCCATATTTGATTATTCCTTTTTATTTTAAAGATGATGAATCTGGAAATACAGTTTGTTTTATTGCTTTTTTATTTTTTGCTTCTGGTTCTGCTTCTTTTGCATTTATAAGTTTATTTTCTAATTCACTTATTCGATCTGATAATCTAGATATCAGACTAATAGTCAAATCTGCACTTAGATTATTTCTTTGTATATTTGCTCTTAGTTTTATTTCTTCCTGGTCATTTATCATATTTCTGTCTTTCAGTCTTTTTAATGTTTCTAGTGATTTTAGCATGCTTCATTTCCTTTCTTTGAGTAAAATTCTTTGTTTGTAAAGTCTTTCTTTCTCTTCATATCACCCTCTAGACTATATCTGCATTGGTCGATGCTGTGATCTTCTCCGTCTAATTCAGCCGTTTGATTTCCATCTCTATCTAATTTATAATCGGCTGATTCAAATTCTTTTGCAGCTCCGGGCGTCCTTTTATAATCAATTACAATTTTATTTAAAGTATCTAACCATTCAAGACCATACTCTACACTTCCAGGCCCTTTTTTTGCTCCCTTAATTCTTATGCCATAATCTCTTAATTCATCAATGTTTTGAGGGTTTTCGCTGTCCCCGATAATAATAAAATCATTGTATTTTCTTTCAATAATTTTGTTTGCCATCATTCTATTTTTAAGCTTTACGCCTCTTATTTCGTCCATGAAATATAGTATCTGTCTTGTCTTGTCAAGATGATGCCTTCCGAAATGTGCAGGGTCTACACTGTATCCAAAATCAAGACCTTGTTTTATATTGTCAAATCTTTTTATTTCATCATCCGTAATAGTTCTGAATTCCAGGTTAGAAAATGGTACTATTCCACCTCCTATTGCTTCTCCAAGATATAACCACTTATATCTATTTATATTTATTTTTTCGACTTCTTTTGCTTCTTCAATAAAAGCATTGGATACATGCGGATTTTGTAAATATGTCGAATGATGTACATGAGTATTTTTAGGCAAAAACTGAGTATTATATTTTTTATTACACCAATTATTTTTATTTTTAGCTGGATTGTAAGACATATCTATACTATAAAATAAACCATTTGCAAGCGTCGCTCTTACAATGGAATCTACAATTGTTTGTACTTCATCTTCGCTTTTAAATTCTGCTAATTCTTCAATCCATAATCTAGCTATAGGGAATTTACTTGTTTTTATTGATTTAATTTTCTGAGGGTCGTCTGCTCCCCTAAATAATATTTCCTGTCCAGTTGGCTTATATACAAGTCTTAATGGGCTTTTGTAGTCTTTCCAATAATGGTCAACATTCATTAAACAGGTAGCTTCTTTTAATTGTTCATATACTGATGTTGCTAATGTTCCGGCTACTTTTCTTACTACTAAAGCATTTATTGGGTATTTCATTAAATCATAAATATATCTAAAACTTATATGTGTTGATTTTGCACTATTACGGCCACCTTTTAATATTTTATAAAGATATTTATCATATGTGTCATACCACCATTCAAAAAAAGCCTCGTTTATAAAGTCCATTGGATGTAATTTTTCAATCGGATTTATCATTTTGCTTTTTCCATTCTTCGTATCTATCTTTTGAATCATCGAATACGACAGGTTTTAAGTCTGGATTGATATCCTTTTCGATTCTCTTTTCTTCAAGTTCGAGTTTCTTTTTGTCTGTTTCTATGTTGTGATCCAGTTGTTTTTGTCTTTGTTCTGCACTAATTTCATCTTTCAAATCCTGTATACCTAATGTCTGTCTTTGCAATTTTTGAATTTTTTCAAATGAATTTACAACATTTAATAATTTTTTATCATTCAGTGAATCAAATGTAAATTCTTTTAATTCTTCTTTACTTAATCCAGTCTTCACTTTTTCAACAAATATATTAAATTCTTTTTCATTTTTTAAAGAATTGCCTATTTTGTATAATAGATATTCAGATATTTTAAAGTGATTTTCTAGTGCTTTTGATTTTTTTTCTGCTATTAAATCAATACTTTTTTCAACTGTTCTTTTCTCTATTTCTTCAAGTCTTTTATTTTTCTCTTGTTTCCATTTTCCATTATATGCTCTATCTTTCAAAGCATGATAAGAGATTTTGTGTTTATTAGCTAACTTTTGAATAGATATATTTGTTGTAATATATTCATTTTTTAATGCAATCCAGTCAATATATTTACTTTTTTTATTTTTGTTACTTGCTTGTTTATAGTAATTTATTTTATCCATAATTTAAATTTTATCTCAATTAATTTTATTTTATTAGTATCATTAATTCATTTCTTAAGTCTGATTTTTTTAAAAAATCACCTCTTAGTGTACTTGTTATTGTCTTTGTTCCATTTTTTCTTATTCCTCTTGTTGTCATACAGCTATGCTCTGCACTAATTATTATTGCAATATTATTTGTTTCTGTTATTAACTCAACTATTTCAGCTATATCATTTCCTATCTTTTCTTGTAGTTGTAATCTTTTACATATCATATCTGCTATTCTTGCTAATTTTGATAATCCAATAACTTTATTTTTTGGAATATAAGCTATTGTAATATTCATATTGTATATTAATGCCAAATGATGTTCACAAAATGAAAAACATGGTATATCTTTTACGATAACCATATCTCTATATTTTTCTATGTTTTCTAACTCATCATCAAAGCATTTATTAAACATTTTAGCTATATCTTGATTTGTAAACGTCATTCCTTCAAGTGTTTCCATGTAGTATTTTGCAACTCTTTTTGGAGTTTCTTTTAATCCTGATCTATCTGGATTATCTCCAAAAGCAATTAATAAATCATATATTGCTTTTTCAATTTTTTCTTTATCTATTTTAAACACTTCTTTCTTCTGGATTCCATATATATTTATGCTGTTGTAAAGCTAATTTTATATTATTCAAATTATTATTTATAAGATAATCAGCAATGTCTTTATTGTCAATATAATTAAATGCTGGTGTTATATGAATTTTATTATTATTATTATAAATTTTCACTATATCTAAGTTTAAATTTTTAAACTTATTTATATCATCAATAACAAACTTTAATATTCCATTTTTAAGATTTGTTATATTATTATTATTTATTTTATCAGTATAATCTAGTTTATAATCTAAAATTATATGTACTAAATCAAACAAATTTTTATCAATTTCAATGGTTCCATTCGTATATATACATATTTCTTTATTTAGTTTTTTTATTTCTGTAATCAATAATAATAATTCATTTTGTTGTAAAAAAGGTTCTCCGCCTGTTATTGTAATTTTATTAATATTTTCATTTTTTACAATATTTAGTATTTTATTTAATGACATAATTTTATATTCATTGAATGAATATTTAGTATCACACCATTTACAATTTAAATTACATTCTGCTAATCTAATAAACAAAGTTAAATATCCCTGAAATATTCCCTCTCCTTCAATTGATTTAAATATTTCATTAATTTTCATATGAAACTATATTTCCTTTCGATTCTTGAACAGTTACTTTATAACAATATTGAATTGTATCAACTATCCATTTAGATAGATTTTCAGCTGTTGGATTAAATTTAAATTCATCATTTAAATTTTTATGATCCAACTTATCAGTTATTATTTTTTTTATTTCTGAAAAATCAACAATCATTCCATTATCATTTAATTTTTCAGACTTACAAAAAATTGTGATAGTCCAATTATGTCCATGTATGTTTTTGCATTTACTTTCATAGCTTAGATTTAAATTATGACTTGCTGATATTTCAATTATTTTTTCTAAATAATACATTTGTAATCCTCCATGTATTGTGCGTAAAGTTTCCATTGCATTAAATTAAATTCACTTGCTTCTGTTTGATTTTTTATTCTTTCTTTTTTTCTTTGTATATATTTGATTTCTCCTTTTTCATATATGCACATTTCTCCAAATCTTCCACGATTCCATGTAGTAGAATCAACTGTGTCAAAGTATATACTTTTAAGCAATTTTGTGTTTGTAAATCCTAATCCATGCACTTTACAATCGTTTTTGTGAGCAATATTTATTAAAGGATTTAAATACTTATATTCGCTTCTTTTTATATGTTTTATTGCTAGTCCTCCAATTGCAATATAATCATATTCTTTTGTTAATTTTTTAAATTCTTCAATACCTCTAGATTTATGCCATACTGGAATACTTTTAGTTCTTGTTTTTTCTTCTAAAAATTTTCTATATTCTTTTACTTTTTCATATTCAATAATTAGATCAATATCCATTTCAAAATATAATTTTATATTGTTTTCGTAAATATATTTTGCGTATTTTTCAACATAATCATCAAAATTAACTTTTTTATTAAGTGTGTTCATATATGTAAAAGCTCCACTATCCAATAAAACAGAGTTGGCAATATTATTTCTATATATTATAAAATCATTATTTTTTATATAATAAAAAGATTCCAAAATATATTTTGGTTTTACTTTAAAAAATATATTTTTGTGAGCTTGAAAACCAGCTAAGTATATTAACATTTTATATGTTAAAGTACATTTGACAGTGAGGACATTGTATTTCTTTTTCTTTTTTATCTTCTTTTTTATCTTCTATTTCTTCAAAAAAATCATTTAAATCTATATCTTTTATAAAATTTTCAATTTCAAAGTTGTCAAATCCTGTTAATTCAATTTCAAAATCTTCAGTTTGTAAATCTTTCATTATTTCTTTTAATTTATCAATATCCCAATCTCCACTAATTTTATTAAGTGCTATATTTAAAGCTTTTTCATCATTTTTATTTTTTAGTTCAACAACAACACAGTTAACTTTTTTAAAGTTTAATTGTTTAAGTATTTTAAATCGTTGATGACCTCCTATTATTGTAAAGTCAGTATTTATAATTAATGGCTCCACGTATCCAAATTTTTCAATACTTTTTTTTAACTTGATATATTCTTTGTCATCTTCTTGTAAATCTATTCTTGGATTATATGGTGATGGATTTAATTTATTTATATCAATTTCAATTATTTTCATTTTTCACCTCATAAACTAAAATTTTTCATATAATTATCTTTAATCTCTTGTGTTATTCCTATATATCTCATTGTTACTATTTCCTGAGAATGATTCAAAATATCCATTAATGCAGCTATGTCTTTATATTTTTTATAAAAATTATATCCAAATGTTTTTCTAAGGGAATGACATCCAAAATGACTTATGTTAAATACTTTCCCAACTTCTTTAAGTATTTTATAAGCTCTTATTCTGCTTAATTTTTTATTTGTATATCTTGCTGTAAATAAAAAATCATCATACTTTTTTGTGATTATGTATTTATTCAATTCTCTTTTTACTGTTTTATTTAATAATATAAAATTTTCTTTGCCTGTCTTTTTTTCTCTTACATAAATAATATTTTTAATATCAGATACTTTTAAATTTAATAGGTCTGATATTCTTAGACCTGTGTTAATTCCTAGCAAAAATAATATATAGTCTCTTGTATTTTTGCCCTTTAGATAACTTTTTATTCTATCAATTAACACTTTATTTCTAATCGCTTGAACTGTTTTCATGTTTATTTATTCCATATCTATAAGTCACATTTTGTTTATAAAATATAATTATTAAAATCTTGCTATAAAGCCAGTTTCAAATAATTATATTTCATTTCCAAATTTTTCTATTAATAAATTGAGTGTATGGTAATTAATGTATATTTATCCCATTCTTTTCAATTTCATTTTGCCATTTTTCCATCTGCTCAATCCTGCTCAATATCTCAAATATTCTCTTTTCTCTCCTGTCATTACTTCGATTAATCGAAATCATAATACTAAATCCTAGAATAAGAACTAATATAAATATAATTCCATGCATAATCTTATCCTTTTTCTTGCTTTCCATCTGTATCATATCTTCCTCTTTTCCTGTATCTTGCTTTAGTCAAAATTTTAATCCTAATATCATAGTTTCTTGGTGAAAAGCAAAAAGGACATCTCACTGACCAAATCAGTGACAATGTCCTGCACTTTTCACACCATCTGAAAATACATTTCATAATTTATAGGGAATTTAGACCTGTGCAGTCTAAACTTTTCTTTCAAAAAAAATAGACACATAGGAGTGTCTGTCATTGTATTTAATTACTCTTTTATGATTCTTACATATTTGTTTCTTATTAAATTCTCTTAGAAGGAACTAAATTAGTTATTATCATTTGCAAGTCTAATAATAAAACAAAATTGGAATATATTCAAGTATAACTTTAGTATAAATTTAGTATAAAAAAAGTATAATGAAAGTATAATAGGTAAAAAAATAAGCCCAATTGGGCTTATCTTTTATATTCTCTATAGATAGCAAATATGTCTATCACCTTCTACAATTACAGCTTGTTTTATGATATCCATGTTAGAATTAAATTCTCCTGAATTTCTAATCAATATAGAGTCATCCTCGTTAACTGTTATATCTTCCATTTCCGCTCTTAAATAATCTGCTTGCTTATCTGTTAAATTATATTGCTCAATTGCTCTAGCTATCATTACATTTTTTATATCATCCATCTTTTAGACCTCCACAAATTTTATTTAGTAAGTTTATCACTTACTATATTTATATTATACTAGACATTTATATATTTGTCTAGTACTTTTATTATTTGTAATACTTTTGTAATGTTTCTATTTTCCCAACTATTATTTCTAAACTTAAAGCATATTGTTTCATTATCCCAGCCATAGTTGGAAAGTTTTCTATTGCTTTTTGGCTGTCTATCAAAAAGCTTCTTACGCAAAATCTCATTTCTTTTAATTCATTTTTTGTAAATATTACATCGTTACTCACTAAATTCTCTAATATACTTGCCTGACTGATTCCGGATTCTTCCGACATTTTTTTTAGCTTTTCAGCTGTATTGCTATTAAATCTAAATGCTACTTTTGTGTCTTTTCCTTCTCCTTCTGCTAGCTTTTTTCTACCCATCTTATACCTCCGATAAATTTATTTTGGCGGTATCGGCTACCGCCTTAGCTTTAAATTATGTTATTTTACCATTTTCATAACAAATCAACTGCTTTTATTTCATTTTTTAAATATTTAGTTACTAATGCTTTTCTACTTGAATTGCTAATATCAGCTACAAGTTCGAGTTTCCCACTATCTGTAACAAGATACCAATATCTATAATCATTTTTCCAGCTACCACCTGTTCTTTGTTCTATTATTTCTCCTGCTTTTGCTGTGTATGTCCCACTTACAGTTACTTCTTTTTTGCCGTATTCTTTTTGTAAGTTAAAAAATTTCCTATTTACCTTGCCTTCTTCATCGACAAATAATTTTGCAACATATGGATACCCTTTTCTTGTATCATTTGTTGCTTCAAATTCAAATTTAAATTCTGATTTATTTTCGTTTTCTTTTGCTGCTATTTTTGCTGTAACCTTTGCATTTAATTCTTTTAATTCCTCTAAGCTTAAATTTTCTAATAACATATTAATCTCTCCTTTTTTTATTATATTTGTTAAGTATTTTATATTTATGCCTACCTGAGCTTTATAATCTATATCAAAATTTTCTTTTAATTTTTTTTGCTAACTTATGAGCTGCATTAAATATTAATTTCATCATATTTTTATCCTAAACGCCGTAAGACTCCTTCCTTAAGGTAGGAGATATAAGGCGAAAATCTTGCAAAGACAATTTGCTTGTGCTATAATTTAGCAATACCGTCGGGCAGACGGAAAT